CGATAAGCGCGTGTGTTTTACCGCCACCATAATTGGTATCCAGTCGGAAAATGGAGGCCACCTGCTGGCTGGAGCCATTGAGTCGGTGGCAGACGTTCCACAACAGGTCTTTGAGTCCACGAGTGGGATGGGTGTTGGCGAAAAACCTGGCTGGATTCCGGTATTCTTCGGGTGCCTCACCGCGCAGCACCTGTGATAGGTCTGCAGCAAAATCAGACTCCGTGATCGTACCTTTTTTGACATCTTCTCTGGGGATACAGATATCGAAAAGCGATGGAATGGTCATGATTACCCCGGCGACTAATGAAATGCGTTATGGCCCACCAAATAAGACGATGTGAACACCCGATGTATGAACTTATGGGGTGGATCGTTCCGTTTATGTGAACCCTGTTAATGTTGAACACATTGACACAAGTTCGACCCGAAGGCAAGTGTGGAACATTTGCAAACTCTTGCTGAAACCACCTGTTTTTTTCATATCCCCCATCATTAAGCGAATACCGCGAACTGTGTACGGTGCTCAACTTGCGTTCCTGAAAAAATCCTTCATTATTACCGGCATGGCACAGACAACAACAGAGTTGAATACATTACTGGCGGCAGTAGATGAAGCCATTGCGAAGTTGATGTCGGGGGAGCGCGTAATCCGCATTTCGAACGGTGAACGTATGGCTGAATATGGTCAAGCAAAACTTGGGGAGTTACAGGAATACAAGTCCAGCCTCATAGCGAAGATAAACACCTTGAACAGTAAACCCCGGCACTTCCGAATATCAACGAGCAAGGGAGTTTGAAAGAGAATTATGAATTGTGAAGTATGAATTATGAATAAAAACAAAAGCAAAAGCAAAATGAATTGTGAAGTATGAATTATGAATAAAAACAAAAGCAAAAGCAAAAACAAAAGCAAATTCTGTGCTCATACTGTTCGCGAAGCGATGTCACACCCTATCGGGGCAATGTCGTCACGCCCTTTTGAGGGTGCTGGAAATGGTCGGCGGCTGTCGAACTGGGGCACATCGACTGCTGGACCGAACAGCACGCTTTTTTCCTCGCTTGGCAGCTTACGTTCGCGGTCTCGTGAGTTATCACGCAACGATCCTCAGATATGCGGGGCGCTTGATTGTTTGGTGTCCAATATTGTCGGGATGGGGATTTCCCCCCGCTGGCAGTTATCTGACTCCAAGCTCAAAAAGAGAATACAGCAACTCTGGTCGGACTGGACGCAGGAAGCAGACGCAGGTGGGCTGCTTGATTTTTACGGATTACAATCACTCATAGCCAGGTCGATTATTGAATCCGGAGAGGTCCTTATCCGGTTTTGTCCAAGGCGGTCGGGAAGTCTTTTAGTGCCGCTGCAATTACAGATACTGGAAGCAGATCACCTGGATGAAACTTACAACACCATAGCCCTGAACGGCAATGAAATCCGCATGGGTATTGAGTTTGACAAGGCAGGAAAACGTGCAGCGTACTGGATGTTCAGGGAGCATCCAGGGGAAGTGTTCATGACGGTTCGAAACCAGTTCGACCGGATTCGGATACCAGCATCAGAGATACTTCACGCATACCAGCCGCTTCGCCCTGGGCAGCAGAGAGGGAGGCCGTGGCTTGCATCCCTGATATTGACTATGCACGAACTTAACCAATTTAACGACGCCGAGTTGGTGCGCAAGAAGACGGCGGCCATGTTCGGTGGGTTTATCACGCAGCCTTCGGAAGAGGGGAACATGCCTCCACTCTTTGGAAACGAGGGTGAAGCGGATGAAACCGGATCACCCGTTATCCAGATGGAGCCAGGCACATTTCCGGCGCTTCCTCCCGGATACAATGTTACGTTTTCACAGCCTGCGGATGTCGGCGGCAATTACAGTTCTTTTGTCAAACATCAGGAGCAGCAGGCGGCGCGGGGGATTGGCGGGCTGACTTATGAAAAGTTTACCGGAGATCTTTCCGGAGTGACTTATTCGTCTATCCGGGCCGGCAACCTTGAATTTCAACGGCAATGCAAGCAGTTTATTTTCAATGTCATGGCATATCAGATATGCAGACCGGTTGCCAGGTATTGGCTTTCTCAGGTTGAGTTATCGAATGCCATGCGGTTACCGGGATACACAAAGGACCCGAAGTCATACATGAGGATTAAATGGACGATTGACGGCTGGCCGTGGGTTGACCCGCTTAAGGACTTGAAGGCATCAACCGGTCTTGTCCGATCCGGGTTTTCTTCCCGGACACAAGAGGTGGCTGAGCGGGGAATGGATGTTGAGGCGCTTGAGGAGGAAATTCAGGCGGATAATGAGCGGGCGGATGCGGGCGGGTTTGTGTTTGATTCGGATGCGAGAAAGGCCGGTTGACGGTTGATGGTGAACAGAGAGTAAGGGCGACCGGCCGGTCGCCCCTACCAGCGCTCTTGTGCCGGCTGGTAAAAGGAGAACGGATTTATGGGGATGGAAATACCGACAAGGCTTTTTAATGCAGCGTTAATGGTGGTGCCGCAAGCAGTTGATGAAATTCTTGCTGCAAAAATGGCGGGTTTGGAACCCGCCCCTGGCCGCACTGGGGTGCGGCGGTCCCAGGATGGAGCTGCCCCTACATGCTTGCGAAGCAATGTCAAGTCCAAGAGCGCAGACAAATTACAGGCGTTCGCCTGTTTAGGACAAGAGGTTGCGTTTACGGATGAGGGGTACGCGATAATTGATGGCGTTGCAGTGATCGAGATTTCGGGCGGGCTGACTTATCGGGCGTACAACTGGTGGACTACATCATATCTGGATATTCGTGACAGTTTCCGGGCGGCGATTGCCGATGTGCGCGCTCTCAGTGTGGTGTTTCTTATAGATTCTCCCGGTGGTGAAGTCGCTGGCCTTTTTGATTTGGTTGATGAAATTTACAAAGCAAGGGGAACCAAGCCTATCATTGCCATTGCTGATGAAGCAGCTTTTTCGGCTGCTTACGCGATTGCTTCTGCGGCGGATGAAATTTATCTCTCATCAACTGCGCAGGTCGGTTCGATCGGGGTTATCGCCATGCATGTTGATCAAAGCGGTTACGACAAGAACCTGGGACTTCGATATACCGCTATTTTTGCTGGTAATCATAAAAATGATTTTAACCCACACGAGCCGTTGAAAGTTGATGGCAAAGAGCTACTGCAGGCCCACGTCGATAAGCTCTATGACATGTTCACTGCGATTGTTGCGCGAAACAGAAGCATGACACAAACGGCGGTGATTGACACACATGCAGGTTTTTATATGGGCGCTGCTGCTGTAGAGGCTGGCTTGGCGGATGGTATTTTGTCGGTAAGGGATATCATGACAAAAATGGGTTTAAGCAAAGGAGATATGGGTATGAATTTGAATGAGGTAAAGGACTGCGTTAATCAGGCATTGGCGGAAAGCATGTCCGAAGTGAAAAAGATGCTTGAGGAGCAACGTCACGCACTTGAAGTGATCGATGCGCGATTCGAACCACCCGACACCGTAATAGCGGGTTTGGACCGGGCGGATTTGGAACCAGCGGGTTTGCCAGAATATATTTTGGCCGCCCATACAGCGGTGGGTGACATTGTGGATTTGTGCGGCGTTGCGGGAATGCCGGAACTTGCGGGTACCATAATTCGTGATGGGCTGACGCTCGATGATGCAAAAAGCGCTATTCTTGATGCCAAGGCCAAGGTGGCGGCGCAAGCGTCTATTATATCCACTGTCGGGCCACTGGCCTCTGGTGAAAGCAATCCGCTTTTGGCTGATGCGAAAAAAAGAGCGGGGATAAGATAAAGGGAGAACGTACATGCCTACTGTAATAACTGAAGGGACATACCTGAATGATTTGCTTAAATTTGAAATGGATAACTATCACTCCCGCGAGCAGGTCACTGTACTGGCCGGACAAGACCTTATTATGGGGTCTGTTATCGGGAAGATTAAAGTTGGACCTGTACCCACGACTGGGACAGCCGGGACAAATACCGGCGCGGTTACTTGCACCGGAGTTACTGGCGGTAATAAAACCAAAGTTGGCGTTTACACATTGCGATGCGTGACGGTAGCTGCCTCTGGTGGTGTTTTCTCGGTCAAAGACCCGGATGGTGAAGCGCTTCCCGAAGCAAACGTGATGGTTGCCTATACCAATCCCGCTATCAATTTCTTACTGAACGATGTTGGTGCAGACGCAGCGTTAGGTGACACTTTCACCATTACGGTTCCGGTTGGTTCCGGGAAAGTCAAGGAACTCAATCTTACCGGGATTGATGGGTCTGAGGATGCATTCGGCATACTGACTGCCGGGGCGGGTACTACTGACTCGACCCAGAAACAGGTTGCTTACACATCTGGCGGAGTTGCTGAGCTGCTGGCCGGCGAAACTTTGACCGGTGCAATAAGCGGAGCGACAGCGCAAGTTGTATCTTACACGCTGGATTCTGGAACCTTTGCTGCGGGTACTGCGGCAGGCACCCTCATTCTCGACAATCAGGTTGGAACTTTCCAGTCTGAAAACTTAGACAGCACCCGACAGGCCAATATCTGCACCATCGGAGCTAATACATCGGCGTATAACCCTGACAGGCAGGCGGTTGCAATTGTCCGTGATGCCCAGATCGTCGCTGATTACCTGTCATGGCCGACAGGCGCTACGGATGCACAAAAGGCTGCCGCACTGACCCAATTGGCGAACGCGGGGATTGTTACAAGATAATTATGAAGGTTGAAGGATGAATTATGAAGGAAAAATAATTCATACTTTAAAAAATGGAGTACTAAAAATGATACTGAACCCTTTTGAAGTAAGTGCATTCAATTTTGTTTCGCTTACGAATGCAATCAATATTTTACCGAACAATTATGGCAGACTGAGAGAGCTGGGAGTATTTCCCGATAAAGGGATTACCACCCGCGTAGCGCTGGTTGAGGAGCAAAACGGGGTGCTTAATCTGTTGGCGACCCAGCCCATTGGCGCACCTGAACAGCAGAACCGAATGGGCAAGAGGAAAGTCAGGGCGTTTAACGTTCCTCATATCCCCCTGGGCGATGTAATCATGGCCTCCGAGTTTGAATCTGTACGCGCGTTTGGTTCCGAAAACGAAGTCGAGACATTGGCCACCGTAATCAATACCCACATGCAAGCGGCAAAAGACAAGTACGCTATCACACTTGAACACTTGAGGATGGGAGCGCTGAAGGGGATCATCCTGGACGCAGACGGATCTCTTTTGTACAACCTTTTCTCGGAATTCGGGATTGAACAGAATTACGTTGATTTTGATTTATCAACACCCACAACCGACGTTCGGGCCAAGTGTATGCAGGTTCTTCGCGTTATGGAAGACAATCTTCGAGG